ACACAGACAGATTAACAGGGACAGAAGGAGATCGAACAGCACAAGATGTTACAGGATTTCCTAAGTATTATTCTATGTTTGGTGGTGCTACAACAGGGATTAACTCAGCCACTTCTGGAGCTTTATACGTGGCTCCTACACCAGATCAAAATTATCAATATATTATTTATTATAATGCTTTACCAAGTGGTTTAGAAACAGAAACTGCTGGTACTTATGTAAGTAATTACTTTCCTCAAGGGTTATTATATGCATGTTTAGTAGAGGCATATTCTTTTTTAAAAGGTCCAACTGATATGTTGACACTATATGAAAATAAGTATAAAACAGAGTTACAAAAGTTTGCAGCAATGCAAATTGGAAGACGAAGACGAGACGATTACACGGATGGTACAATAAGAATTCCAATCGAGTCAGCGCCTCAGTAATTAGGAGAAAAATATTATGGCAATAACATCGGCAGTATGTAACAGTTTTAAAACAGAAGTTTTACAAGCGATACATAACTTTACAGCATCATCTGGAAACGCTTTTAAATTAGCTTTGTACACAAGTTCAGCTACACTAAATAAATCAACAACAGCTTACTCAGCAACAAACGAAATATCAAACTCATCAGGTTCAGCTTACTCTGCGGGTGGAATAGCACTTACAAGTTCAACTCCAGTTTTATCAACTGACACTGCATGTTGTGACTTTGCAGATGTTTCTTGGACATCAGCTTCTTTTACAGCTAATGGTTGTTTAATATATAATAGTACAAACTCCAATAAAGCGGTTTGTGCAATTGCATTTGGTGGAGACAAAACTGTATCAAGTGGAACATTTACAATTCAATTTCCAGTAGCAGACGCAAGTAACGCGATCATCAGAATAGCGTAAAGGAGTAACGCGGTATGTCCGTTACTAAAACCTTTACAGTAACGGTTGTTAACACCGGTTCCGGTAATAAATATGTTATCGATGGTGTACAACAGGATACTGTTGTTTTAGGTGAAGGTGGTACGTATAGATTTGATCAATCAGCTGCTTCCAATAGTACCCACCCTCTTTTATTTTCTACAACTAGCGACGGGACACACGGTGGTGGTTCAAATTATACAACCGGTGTAACCACAAACGGTACTCCTGGTCAAGCAGGGGCCTACACTCAAATTGTTGTAGCTGATCCTGCTCCACAACTTTATTATTGGTGTCTTAATCATGTTGGAATGGGTGGACAAGCAGATACCGTGCCAATGGATCAAGCTACTTCAGTTTGGGGTGGAGATAGTCCTTCCGTAGCTTGGGGTGAAAACTCATGGCAATTTAATGCAGTAGAAAAATTACTAACAGGAGTTCAAGCAACATCTAATGTAGGTGAACTAACTGCGTTTCCTGAACAAGGTTGGGGCAGACAACAATGGGGAAACTCTGGTTGGGGTGTAGAATATTCTGTTGCACCAACAGGTTTAAGTGTAACTTCTAGTGTTGGAACCGTTGAAGCTGCTGCAATTATAAATGTAGATATAACAGCACCAACAGGTTTAACGTCTTCTGTGGGTTCTATAATTGCAGGTGTATTATCTATTGCAGAGTTAACAGGTGTACAAGCTCAAACAGAACTAGGAGACTTTGATAATGCTGGTACTATGGTTGGTTGGGGTAGAAATGGTTGGGGTGAAGAACCATATGGAGATTCTTGGAATAAACTTGTTCAACCATCAGGATTAAGTTTAACATCTAGTGTAGGATCAATAGCAGCTGTACCAGAAACAATTACATCCTTAACAGGTTTAAGTTCTACTTCTGCTGTAGGTAGTTTTGGTTTTGTTATAAGTCCTACAGTCGTACCAACAGGTCAGAGTGCAACTGCTAGTGTAGGAAGTATTTCTCCAGCTGATGTTATGGGACTATCTGGATTATCAACTACAAGTAATGTAGGATCTATACAAATTGATAATACAGAAATAATATTACCATTTCTTGCACAGGGATTAACTTCTAGTGTAGGATCTGTTGTTACTGAAATAGGGGTTCCAATAACAGGAGAATCATTAACTGCAAGTACAGGAACTATTTCTCTTACAGACATGTCTATAGGATTAACTGGCCAAGAACTTGAAGTTACTGTCAATAGCACAGGAATAGCTTTTCCAGGTACTTATGAAAAATTAACTCCTAAAATTAGCACAGGATATACTATAAAAACACCTGCATAATTATGTTTGACTTAAATATAAATAACTAATATAAATAACGAAAATAAGGAATAAATAATGGCATCAACATTCACAGATCTAGGAATAGAACTAATGGCAACCGGTGAAAACGCCGGTACATGGGGAACAAAAACTAACGCAAACTTAAATCTTGTTGAACAACTTACAGGTGGATACTTATCTTTAGCAGTTGCAGGATCAGGAACTACAGCTTTAACAATAGCAGAAGGTGCTTTAACAGGTACTGCTCAACACAGAGTTATAGAATTAACAGGTGCTTTAACAGGATCAAGAATTTTAACATTTCCTCTTCTTACAGAAAATTTTTACTTTATTAAAAACAGCACTACTGGTGCAGAAACATTACAGTTAAAAGCAGTATCCGGTTCAGGTGCAACGGTAACTTGGACAGCTACTCAAAAAACTTGGAAAATTATTTATGTTGATGGTGTATCAACTAATACAGGTGTTTACGAAGTTCCAGTTGGAACGACTACAGAATGGATTACTAAAACAGGATCTTATACAGCAGTAAATGGTGATAAAATTTTTGTAGATACAAATAGTGGAGCAGTTACAATAACTCTTCCCGCATCACCGGCTGTAGGTGATCAAGTTAATTTTGTAGATTCAAGATATACATTTGATTCTAACGCATTGACTGTTGGAAGAAATAGTTCTAAAATAACTAACGCAGCAGCAGACTTAGTAGTTAATACTGAAGGTGCAGCGTTTGGGCTGGTTTATTCCGGATCAGACGTAGGATGGACTTACACGGAGAAATAATATGGCAAATTACGAAGCAACTAAATATAATTTTGATGGATCAGACCTTACAGGTATAGAAGGCACTGCTACTGGTACAATTTTACCATGGTCAGCAGCATCACTTCCAACTGGATTTTTAGAATGTAATGGTCAAGCAGTTTCAAGGTCAACTTACTCTGCATTATTTGCAGTTATAGCTTCTACTTATGGTGGAGGTGATGGGTCATCTACTTTTAATGTACCAGATTTACAAGATAACGTAGCAGTTTCAAAATCTAATAATAAAGCTTTAGCTTCAACTGGTGGAGCAAACACAGTTGCTGTTACAGCTACTGGAAACGTTGGCGGTTCAACAGCTAATGCAACTTTATCAACAGCCCAACTTGCTTCACACAATCACCCACAATCAACACCTTCTGGTCCTGGACCATGGGGTGGACCGGGAACTAATGCTTCAGGTAATCCTACTACTCAACAACCTGGTGGTTCTACGTTTAGTACGGGACAAACTAACACCGGTTCAGGTGGAGGACACTCTCACAATATGAGTGCAACTTTTTCAGGAAGTGCAGTAAATGCTGCAATCGTACAACCTTATTTAACATTAATTTATATTATTAAGACTTAGGAGAAAATATGGCAACAAACGCAAATTGGACAGTAGTAATGGATGACAAAATAATTATCAAACAGACTGGTGATGCAGCAAACACTGCTTATGTAATTAATGATGATTCTTTTTGGAACCAAGAAAAATTTTCAAATGTTTGGGCTATTCAATATCACGATGATAATTTAGATCACAATGATACGGTTGAACATAGAGATGAAACTCCGCACGCTACTTGGACTAATTCAAATTTAGGAGACTTTCAAGATTTCATAACAAAATGGGATGCAGCACATTTAGTTCAATTACAAGCTAATTGGGACAATACTCCAGGGGATATTAATACAGGTGATTTATATGCTGATGAAGCAGAAAAAATTGCTGACCTAGGTCCAAGACCTACTTCTTATTCTTCTTAATTATCTTAACATCATCCAAGAAGTTAAAATATATTTCTTACCTGATAAAGGTGGATTACCTCTGTGTACGTATGGAAAACTTGCTGGCCAAATAATTATTCTACCTGTTTTAGGTTTAACTCTTTTTGAAAAGTGTAAGAATTCAGTTTCTCCACCTTCTTCAACGTCATTTAAATATATAGAAAAAACAAAAGCTCTTGCTTCATTTTCATAACCCCTACCATGTTCTATATGCCAAACATGATATCCTTCTGTAGGTAAAGTTTTTTGTATTTTTAAACTTGTATAAAGAAAGTCGTTTGTATCAAAAGCATGATCTGCTCCTGTAGTTGTCATATAATGTTTTAATGCCATATCAAAATTAACTATTAAAGTTTTTAATTCTGAATGCCAAACGTTTATATTGCTTCCACCAGCAAAAAATTGTTGATCTTGTTTATTTAATATAGATGCTTTTTCAAAAGTCTGTCTATTTAAAGTTTTATTAAATTTATCTTGGTCATCAAATATTTGAATAGCTAGTTTACATTCTGCTTCTGTAATATAGCCATCATAGATTCCAATAAAATTATTTATACTAACTTCTTTTTTTATCATGTGTTATTCAACATTAATTGATGATCTATTATCCAAGTTACTACTACTTCTCTTGTGCTTTCTGAATTGTTATTGCAATAATGTTCGTAACAACTGTGGGGTAAAAAAACCACTAATTTACCTTTTTCAGTTTTGATATGTTTATCATGTCTTGGAAATATTAAATCTGCATTAGGGTTATTAGTTAAATGTATCACAGTAGATAGTACTCTAGGGTGACCTGGAACATCATCAGCTACCCCATCAGAATGAATATTTAAATTATCTTTTTCTCCATATTTATGAAATGTAAATCCACTATCTTTTAATCTAGCTAACTCTAATTGGTATTCATATTTTAATTTTTTTTCAACTACTTCATTAAATTTTGTTCTTAATTTTTCTTCTACAGATTTTAAAGATTTATGGTCAGTAAATCTCACAGAATTTCCCTGTCTATTAAATGCATATTCTAATGAATCTTTATTTATAAGAGGATTACAAGCATTACTAATCTCATCACAAAACTCTTCACTAATAAAATTTTTAATTTCCACGAACATAAGTGTTATCTCCTTTCATATTTACACCATCATACCATACTCTTAAATTATAGCTATTAGATAAACCATAATAAATATCAATATTTGTTTTTAATCTATCATTTAATTCTTTATAAGACATATTCTTTACATTATTAACTACCGCTTTAAAATCCCCACGGAGATTATTTTCTGCCATGTTTGTAGCGTGTGACCAAAATGGAGTATCATATTTAGATCCATTTAAATAATGCCACAATATAAAATTTTCAACTTGTCTTACATGCCTGTTTACAGTGTGTGTTGCTTCTTGTTTAGTAATGACCTTGTTCATATAATCAGCAAATGTAACAGCACATTTATAATATGTATCCATAGCAGTTGCTTCTAAAGGCTCTAGAAAAAATAACCTATTACCATTTAACATTACTCTATCATTTACAACAGGTTGTTTTTTTACATACTGTTCAAAAGGAAATTTTTTTACTTCACCTACTCCAAGTCTTTCTTGAAAATCTTTTGTTGCTTCTTCTTCAGAAGTAACATTAGAATTATATAAATAACCTAATGATGTAGTATGAGGCAATGGAATATAAAAACACCATCCATTTGGATGTGCAATAGTTCTCGTCCATTTTACATCATCTGGTTTTATAGGTAGATTAGCAAGTAAAGCAGTGTTTAAAGGATTGTTTAACATTTCATATGTATCATCTAAAGTTTCAGGTTTACCTCTACAATCAATAATAAAATCTGAATCCAATGAATCATAACTTACAATATGTTCATCAACTTCTTTCATTTTAATTTTCTTTTTTAATTTACTACAAACATAGTCTTGAAATGCTGCCGGGTGAAAATGAATAGAATGAGAAGTTAATGCAAAATCATGAAATATTTTTTCATTTAATTTACCCCAACCTTCATACATAATACCATGTTTCATAGTGCATTTAAAATTTGGGTCATCTATTTTGTAATTAAATAAATGAAATAACAAGTTAGGAAATAATAATGTAGTTCCTTGTCCTGTAGGTACTGGTTTTATATTAGAGTCATACAATAATTCTAATTCTATATCAGGATTAAAATAAGCTAAATACATAGCTGTGATACATCCTGCATTACCTCTTCCTAGTATTGAAACTTTCATATAGTGTATATATACTCCAAATCTGAATTAAATAAAGTGTAGGTAGCATCATTAAATGTCTCAACCAAAGGCCAACCAGCTAAATTAAAAGATGTGTTTAATAATAATGGAATTTTAGTTTTGTCATAAAATGCATTTATTAAATTATAGTAATGAGGGTTTTGATTTTTTTTTAAAGTTTGTATTCTACATGTATTATTAACATGTACTACTGCCGGAGTTTCTTGTTTAGCTTTTTCTTTTGCATGAACTGCAAAAGACATAAAAGGAGATTCATCTAAGCCTCCAAAATCAAACCAATCATCTTTATGTTCATGTAATATAGTAGCTGCTGTAGGTCTCCACCATTGTCGACCTTTTATTTTATTAATAATTTCTTTTGCTTTTTTATTTCTAGGATCAAATAACATAGATCGATTGCCCAAGGCTCTCGGACCAAACTCAGATGAACCTTGAAATATAACCACAGGCTCTTCTCTTAAAAGTAATTCTACAGCTTCTGTTTGATTTTTAACTATTTTCATATTTAATTCCTGTAAATACTGAAGTAATAGTTTCTTGGCCGTAAGTATTAGACCAACCGTAGTCAGTACATTTCTTACACATTTTTTTTAAATAAAAATAAGCATTGGGGTCCCAATTTCCATTGTCTAA